AGGCCGGGGAGTAGCTCTTTGAGCATTTGTGCGCGTGAAATAGCCATTTCCTATTACTCCTTATACGCCAAGTTTAGTTTCGTAAGCGTGACTTAAAGGAAGATAGGTCACAAGACAGTCAGTGAAGGCATCGCCTACAGTGCTGTTTGGGCCATCCACGAAATCAACGATACGAAGCGGAAGTGAATTAGTCGTAGCTACAGAGCCGCCGTCTAAGGCGTTCCTGCTTCGACCGATTGAGGTTGAACCCGCAGTGTTTACCGCTGATACATTGTTTCCAAGGCCAGTTTGAGCTATAGCCTCGTCACCCTGCATAAGGAATAACAATTTAGGATCGTCGCAGACAAGAGCCGTTATATCCGCAGCAACAGTTGATGCTGGATAGGTCTGACTAAATGTCAATTGACTTGATGTGGGATCAGTAAATGAGCATCCCATAAAAATACCGACAGTTCCAGCAACAACTGCTGTTGTGACGGCTGATTTTTCTACAGTGCCAGAGGCAACCAACTTAACAAAATCGCCGTAAAATATAGCGGTATTGTAGTTGCTTGCAATCTTAATATGTCGAACTTTTCCTGAAAAAGAGCCTGACGCACTAAGAGTGTTAACTGGTTCTGCACCTGATGGACTTGCAGTAATAGCCATGATGGCCTCCTATTAACTTAGGAATTAATTATTAATTCCTGCCAAATGTTGTTCTCGTACTTCTTTCTGGTGTAAGCAAAGGCATACGAGGGTCATTTTCCCGGAGATAATTGTTATCGACAGATTCTATCTGATTAGCAGCCATTTTCTGAAAATGCTCAGTCCTTGACTTCATCTTTTCTGCTGGAGCTTTGCATAATAGCAATCCTCCAACTTCGACATTACCTACAAACTTAGAATTAATATCAGACTGCAACATCAGTTCTGGGTGATCGTCGGCCTTACAAGGCTCCCAACCTTCCCTCAACATCTTTGAAGTATGAGTTCCATCAGCTTGTCCCATGATACTCGTCCTGACCCAACGAAAAACCCACCCATCTTGGGGGGTAGGATCGGGCAATATAGAAGCAGGAGTCCATGAATCACTGGGTCGTGTTTCGTTATCTCTTTCTTTTGTTTCTCTTGGGGTGCGCTCAGTAGTCATTAATTTCTCCTGACTAGACGTATTTAGCATATTGCTGTTCAGTTAAACCCAACTTCTTGGCGAGAGTACGCTGGGTTGGCGAAAGCTTCACTGTGCGAGGTTTGGCTCCATTATTTCTACTTGAGGGGGCCACCACCATCGAAGGTTGACTAGCAGTCGAAGTTCGCTCTTGTCGGGTATTCCCAACCTGCCAATCATGATCTGGAAACGCTCTTTGAACCGTTTCGTCGATTTGTCTAAAGTATTCTTGAGAGTTTGGTTTAACTCCCTGTTTTACGAGAGAAGCATGTTTGCCATAGGCAAGCGATGTCATCTCTTCATATCCTTCTTCCATAAACCAAGGATTGGATGCCGCCCATTCCTCTGTCTCTGGATCTGGTCTAGGAACAGCTTGCTGCTGTTGTTGCTGTTGCTGTTGTTGCTGTTGTTGTTGCTGCTGCTGTTGCTGTTGCTGTTGCTGCGCCCTAAACTGTTGTTCATGTTGCTGTTGTTGCTGCTGTTGACCAGCAAAATTTTGCTCATAACGCCCAGCTTCCGTTAGTTCAGCGGTAGCTTTTGTTAAATATTCTTGAGCCGAAACAACACCATCGGTGTCGCCCTCTTCATAAGCTTTTCTATATTGCTCTTTTGCTTGATTAACAGATAAAGAAGCCCTCTCTCTAACTTGATTGATTAAAGCTTCCTCGCCTCTCCCAATCAAAGATTCGTATTCTCTGTTTTTTTCTGCCATTTGCTGCGCTACGCGATAAGCTTCATCCCGCATTTGTTCAGCATTTTGCGTTTTCCGGCGCTCTTCGTGAGACTCATAACGAAGCTTATTGATTCGTTTCTGAACTCTTTTGCTGTAGCCGGTAAGCTCTTCATCGTCCATCTCTCCTGAAGGCTCATCAACAACCTCATCAACAGGATCGACAGAGAACTCTTCCTCTTGAACGCCGCCTATCTTGGTTCGGACACCAAAGAACTTGTCTTCTTCTGACATTGACAACTCTTGTTCGCTCATAGCTTGGCAACCCCCCTTGGATCTTCAACAACAGCTTCTACGCTGTCATCGTTGATTAATCTAAACTCCTTTCCGTGAACTTTAAATCTTGTGCCGCTGTAAGAGCGCATCAAAATCCAGTCTCCTTTTTTGCAGAAAGGCCCAGATGGGAATCTTTTTTTATCGGCATAACAGTCTGGCCCTAATTCAAGCACCATCCCTGTAATTGATCCGATCTCTTCCTCATAGAGCGTACTATTAGACTTGATAATCCCCCCGCCAAACTCCTTTTCAGGCTCCGGCAGAGCTATCAATATTTTATACCCAGCGGGTTTTGGCAATTGATTCGCCTTGCGAGCATCTTCTTGCTCGTTATTCTTTGCTAATGCTTCCATTAGTGTCTTCCTAGCACTGGAAAAAAGCGTCCAGAGTCGCCTGCGCTGCTCTATGCAGCGTTATGAATTCTCGTATTTTGCTTGCAGATCAAGTATTTCCCTCTCGGTTAATGCTAACCCTTCAATAATACCGCAACATTTTGAGTATTCTTCAAAGTTTTTGCAACCCCCGCCACTTATATGGTCTGCATACTCGTTCATTTGAGATCTTATGGTCTTTTGCAGATGAGAAAACACGTTTTCTTCTGAAAAACTACTCACCTATTATCTCCTTCATAATCTCAACGCCCAGCTTTGCGCCTTCTACTTGCTCTTTAGAGGCTATCCTTTTGCTGTCTAGTTGTTCTCTGTCATTATCTTCTGAAATCCTTACGGCAAGTTTGGCTTGCTCAATCTCCATCTCCTGAGCAAGCTTGTCTTGATCGAAGCTTGCTTTTGTCATGGCTTTTTGAGCATCAAGTTGCATCCTTGCTTGCTCCATCATAATTCTGCCTTGAGCCTCCATCTCTTTAAGCTCCAGCTCTTTCTGCTGCATTTGAACTACAGGGTCTTCAGCCATCTTTTGATTTTCTTGGGCTTGCTGCTCTTGCTGGTTTTTCCCAAGCAACTGGGCTGCTGCGGGTGCTGCCAGCTCAGATATCCTAAACTCAATATCTTCAGGCAGCTTTTCTCCCGGAAGAGGAAGTTTTAAGCCCAGCTCTTTCTCTATTTTTTGTCTGTAATCGAATGCGATATGTTCTTGGACATGCGCTGAGAATACTGCTTGTATTTTTCCTGCATCCGGCGCTTGAGATAGAAGCTCTTGCATTTTAGGGTCTTGCATTGCTGACATATGTACTTGTATATGCGCTTCATGGTCTTGGTAGATGAAAGCTTTAACAGGATCTCCATTAATAATCCCCATGTTTTCCGAAACTGGGTCTGTTGGATGGATATCATCTTCTTGAGGTACGATTTTATCTGCATCTTGTATATTTAAAACCTCCAACATCTGCCTGTGAAGCAGAGGCAGGTTATACATTTGTGGTGCTTGAGCCGAAAGCTGCAATGCAGCCTGATACTGCATAATTCTTTGAGCCATTGTCCCAGCATTTGGATCACTTACCGGGATAATGTCTATTCGATCATCAAAGTCAGCAGAAACAAGCTCTTCACTGTCTGACATGTAAGGATATACTTCTGGGCCAAAGTCTCTAACCAATCGAGCTAATAATTTAAGCTCTACACGCATAGATGCGTGTAATCTGGCCTGAACCGCGCTCATAACCTTCATTGAACGCTCTAATATCGCCAAAGTAGTCCCAACCGGGGCTTCTGAGTTCATATCTGCCGCTTTTACATCAGCAGCAGAGGCAAATCTGCGTCCTTCTTCAACAATATTGCCTAATAACTGAGCTAAAACAGAACTTGGCTCTTTATAAGGAAGAAAAGTGATGTTTTCTTTAATGCTCCCACCCGGAACGTCCACATCTCTGAACTCTCCCGGCATAATTGGGGAGTCATCACCCTTAATTCTTAATCCTCTGGCCTTCAAACCGCCCGGAAGGTTAGATAAAGTACCCGCATCTACCAATTGGCGAAGCAAAGAGGTAGCAGACTTAGCTAATCCACCAATCATATGGATCAAGCCAAAGCCGTAGAAGCCTAAACCGGGAATATATTGGTAATGTACGAAGTGTTCCCGCTTGTTTTTAAGATCATCTTCTTCATACCAATTTCTTCTAACAGATAAAACTGTCCTAGAAGAAAGGTCTATTGTTATAACGTAAGGAAGATGGATTCCAGTCAGCTCTCCGTCAAACTCGTCCTCAAATCCGGGTAAATCTAAATCAACTTGCATCTCAAGAAGGGTGTGGCGAGAGTCTGACTCATAATTCCTAGAGTCTCCTGTTAGCTCGTCATACTTTAGCTTAATCTTGTCAGGGTCAGAGGAAGGGTTATCCAAATCAATGTCTAAGTAAAATCCTGAAACTTGAAGTTTTCTTATTTCGTTAGGACTTTTCTTCATTACATGCGTGGCACGTTCGCAGGTAGCCAGATCAGACGCGCCATAGCTAACAACAAAGTCTTCTGCCGGAACAAACATGCTGCAAGGTCTGTTCATTGACGGATCAAAGTAAACCTTTCTAAAAGCAGAGCCAGCTAAAGGCAGAGAAAAAAGCATTCTTTCTGTCTCAGTCCTGTACTCCGTCATTTTTTCTGTAACTAGGTAGTTTAGGTAATCCTTAACTCTGTGGGCTTGTTTTTCTTTTTCTTCGTTAACGACACCAACAATGGTTGTCCTTACCGGCCCACCTGAAGGAAACAGCTCTTGTATTGCCTGAGATTGAAAACGTATAACTGCTTCCGTCAAAAGAGGATGCGATACACCACAAGCACCATCCCAAGGGGTAGTCCTGTCCTCCATCTTCAGGCCAAGAAGTTCTAGCCCATCTATATA